ATCAATCCCTGGTTGAAAGCCGGAACAGCTACGCCTGCGGGAGTGACTGAAACCGTCACATCGCATAGAATCGAAAGCGGTAAGGCTTGAGTGGCCATTTCGTAAGCTCCTACAAATCAACCGTTATTTCCGCAAATATCCCGTTCACATCCTCGAGGATGATGTTGGCGAGCTGGATGGCCGGCTTCACGAGCACGTCCGTCACCTGCTCATTCATCCGCGCCGAAAACCCTGTCCGCTCCCACCATTGGTTCTGGAAGAGTTCAGGCGTGCGGCGTGGCGTTCCGATAACTGTGTCGAGGTATAAATTCGACGCCTCAAGAATAGCATGAACGAAATCCTGGTAGAGACACGCCTTCACCTGCCGCGCTCGATCAAAGCTGTTCGGGCCATAGAAGATGAAATCCGTCTGCCAGATGCGCGTATAGATCGTGGTTTCGGGATACGTTGGAGGTTCCTGAGTTACGGGCTGAACCTCGTGTGCGGTGTTGTAGCGATCAGGAACTTCAACGCAGCGCAGGAACGCAATGTCATCCGTGATCGCCCATGCAGGCTGGCCGGTAGTAGGCCAATCGATGCGCACATTGAAATACGCCTGCTGATCGGTCGGACCGCTAGGAGTGATCCCGAGACATTGCAGGGTGATGTTTTGAAAGAGAATGCTCATCTGCTGAGCGGTGAGGCCCGTAGAGGTCATCGTGCCCACGTTGGGGACTGCGTAACTACTCACCGCTCAACCTCGCAGCAATGGCCTTTGCAAAGCCGAAATCTCGCCAGGGCACGACAGCGACTACTTTGTAATTCTGGCCCCGCCATACAATTTGATCTCCAATTCCCGAAACGCTTCCTTCCACGTAGGTCTTGTACATGGGTTGCTCGGAGATGAATCCGAGCATTCCTGTAACTCTATCTCCTTCGGGAACTTGAGCAAGATCGTATTCGGTTGCTGGCTGCACAATCCCATAGAAAGGGATGGATGTTGTGGTGAAAACATACCCGCCTTCTTGCCAGTTTCCGACTGATCGATTCACGATATAGCTCTGGGCAAATGCGGCACTATTTGCAACTCGCGTGAGGCTGATTGTAGGCATTAGAACGCCACCAATCTGCGCCGATGCGATTCGCGCATTTTTGCTCGCGTTTCTTCAGAATGCGTTTTGCCTTTATGGGCCTCAGACATCCTCGCCCTGCGTTCGGCGCTCAATGTAAGACCTTCATTCCATGATTTTCCAGTGAACCATCCCTTAGAAGAAGCGGCGCGATGTTCTGGCGATAGTCGTTTACCCATATGGGATGCGGATATTTTCGCGCGTATTTCTAAACTCCTCGGACTACGCTTCTGTCCCTTCTGAATCTCTGACAGCCTGCGCCTTGTCTGTTCTGATAGATGTGTTCCAAGCATCCGCGCTCGAATCTTAGCACCGAATTCGGGTGACATTTTGCGACCTTTGGCCTTCGCTGCGCGCTTCGCCTTTGTTTCTTCAGATTGTTTCTTGCCCATCTTTGATTTAGATATTCTTTGTCTGACCTCGGGCGGCATGTCCAACGCTCCATCACCACCAGAAGTGAAGTTGTATCCTCCGGGGTGCAACGTTCCAAGTTCTTTAATCCAATAGCGTTCTCGCTCTGCAAGCACCTGTGGAGTTGCGCAGATTTCCAAAATCGACCAATCGAAAGCATCGAGGCCATACTTTGCTATCGCTTGACTAAAAACCGATTTGGAGCGTGGAACGCAATGCTGGCGTTTTCTCTTTTCCAGAGAAAATTTGGTTAAGCCCACATAGGATTTTCCGCTATGACGATGCGTCGCTATGTAGACGATCATATTGCTATAACCTCTTCTGTGTCTTCAAGAACCTCATCGATAATCTCGGTGATATTGTGACTCCAAGAAATTTCCGAATTTGGTGGCAATGCCGCAGCATTTCCTTGATGCGCCTGCCCGCCACGCTCTACCTGATGAAGTATAGCTCTGCGCATTTGTCCTGTGTCGATTCCGGGTCTGTCGCTGCCCTTGTGGGCGATGGTCGATGGTTTATTCGGCTCCCATCCGTTTCTGGGATCGGTGAACCAGCGTTTCGAGGCGGATTCCCCGATCTGGCCGGCGCGATCGAGATTCTGCATCATGCCGTCATAATCGCCATCGAGAGCAGAAACCGAAGCCGCCGCTATGTATTTTGCAATTAATGTTTTAGTGGGTTCGGCTTCGATTGCTGCCTCGATGACTACGCGGGGAGGTTGGCCGCGCAGAGGAGAACCATTTGTGAAAATGAAGAGAAGTTCTGCGTTTGAGATCGGTTTCTTCGCTGCTTCCAATAGCCTGCGCGCGAGCTTGCCCGGTTTCCCGCTCTTTGTGGGCTTGAGAAGTGACACGCGCGCCAGTAGGGATTCTTCCCGGTTGTCGCCTTCGGGAATTCCCACAAGCGCATCCGCGCCCTGCAAAGCTGCGATCCCATCGTAAATCTGGCGCATTCCCGGCCCGCTTGAACTGTAGCTGATATTCACAGCCAACCTCCGCCGCCCTGAACCTGTGGGCCACAGCCGCCGGCGCGCACGTAGATCGGTCCAGATCCGCAGAGCCGCGCCATTGTAGCCAGTTGCACACCGTACTGCGTGAGTGTCCAGGTTCCCCATGAAGCCAGCGTTTCGAGGATGGCAAGCCCTTGACTCACGCCGTCCGCACCTTGGGATATTGTGATTCCAGCTTGCAGACTATTCGCTACAATCTGGCTTCCGGTGGTTTGTGGCTGGCCTTCGGTCTGTTCCCAAAGCGTCAGGTAATGAGCAACATAGAGCGCCATCGCGAGAGGCCACTGCTCACGCCAGCGCGATTGCATAAGGCTGGCATAGGCGATATTGATGTAGAGCTGAATCAGCGCCAGCGGAACCGGGGGAGCCTCATAGATCGAAAGCGTGATCGCTCCGGCCTGTGAGGGAGCATTTGAAAGCGTGATGCTCGTATTCGGAACAACGGAAGCGACTACCGTTCCTTGCGCCGTATTGGGCGCCGTTATGAACTGGCCCGCGACAACGCCAGCCGTCGAATCCACGTTGATAATGACTCCCGTGGTTCCATCAGCAGTTCCGGTGATTTCGGTAGCAGCACCGAACCATTTGGGATAGATCGCCAGAATGCTGTCGGGATAATACGGCGGATTGCCTGTCTGCGGAAGCCCCGATGCAAGCCCGAGATAAGCGTCACATCCAGAGCGCCCCCAGCCAAAACCGCCGTAGATCAATTGGAAAAACAAGCTGATATTTTCACTCGGAAAGCTCGGCATGAGTGCATTTTACAATGTTCTTGACAATGTATTGCGTTTTGTAATACCGTGTCCGTAGCAGTTAGGTAAACCGCGAATGACGAAACGAACCGCAAGAGCGTATCGACTGACGGAGGGCGCATTGAAACTCATCATCGCGCTCTCCGCCTTTTTGGGCCTGTCCCATACTGCCGTAATCGAGTTGGCAGTTAGGGAATTGGCGAAACGCCACAAAGTCAGCAACGCCCGGTCCGGCTAGTCATCGCATGTCTTGACTAGACAAAACAGCATTCGGCATCGCTGCACAAGACAAGGAGAATGTATGCGAGTTTGTGAAGCAAAGTTGGAATCAGTGAGTCCTTATAGCCAATCTCGGTATTACCAAACCGAGAAGCTAGAAAAGGAAAACGCACAGGATTATGAGGCGCGGACGTGGAAAGATCGTCTGCACACTTCTGAGGACGGGATGGTATACATTCCGCCGATGGCCTTCAAAAATGCGCTCTCGGAGATTGCCAGATTTCTTTCTGTGCAGATTCCCGGTAAGGGCAAGAGCACATACACGAAGCATTTTGAAGCCGGCGTGCTCGTGATGGATGCCGTTCCACTTGGCATTCACAAAGATCAAGTCCTTGGCGAATGGCTTTTTGTGCCCTCGGATGGCAAACGCGGCGGGGGTTCCCGTGTGCTCAAATGCTTCCCGCTCATCAAAGAGTGGAAAGCCACGGTCACATTCTATGTCCTTGACGAAACGGTGACGCCGACAGTGTTTGAGCATCATTTGAAAGAGGCGGGCTCGTTTGTCGGCATTGGGCGATTCAGGCCGCGCAACAATGGATTCTACGGGCGCTTCAAGGTCGTTTCAACGAAATGGAGTCAACGGGACTAGCTCGGCAGGGCCGGGCTGGGCTCGGCGCGGCCGGGCCAGGCGGGGCGCGGCCGGGCTGGGCTCGGCGCGGCGTGGCCTGGCGTGGCAAGGCAAGGCAAGGGCATCATAAGGAGGAAAGGTGAAAAAGACAATTGCAGAATTGGACAAAGAATCAATCCAAATTCAAGAGTTTCTCGCCATACAGAAACGCGGTGCCGAACTCAGCTACATGGCAATTGAACATGGCAGCGGTGTCAAGATGGATTTGCGCGGGAAAGCACATCTGCGGCGCGCGCTACATCGCATGAAAATTGAGTATTCATGCACGTTTGGCTATGGCATCAGATTGGCCGATACCGGCAGCGTCATGCCGATTCTCAGCACGCGGATCAGTCGCATTGATCGCGCCGTGAAGCGCGGCGATCGTAGCCAGCGCATTCTTCAAGAACAGTTCTTCAATTCGCTTTCGGCGGAAGAGCAGAAACAGATTCTTTTCGCGGGAGCCGTATTCGGGGCGATTCGCTTAGCAGCGGATCAGGGACGGCAACTCTACAAGAAGCGGGAATCATTAAGCGCAACCGTCCACATCGAATTGCCGAAGTTGGCTTAAACGCGGCCCGGCGCGGCATGGCGTGGCTGAGCACGGCGTGGCATGGCGGGGCATGGCGGGGCGCGGCAAGGCAAGGTAAGGCAAGGAACAGAAAGGAAAACATGAAGAAATCAACCGTTAAATCTATCAATGAGGCGATGGATACTGCGGGACGTGTATTGAAAGAAATATCTAAACCATCATTAGAGGAGCTTCTTGATTCATTCAACACACCGTACATGGAATGGACGCCGATACAATGGCAGATTTCTGATCTCACTCAACTTTTATCTGAGGCCGTGGCTTTGTGCGATATTGCCTCGCCATGGAGAAATTCTCAAGAATGGTTTTTGCGCTTGGCGCGCATCAAACGCGAAGCCGAAGCTCTGCAATCTCCTGTCCATCTTGAATACACCTCTCCGCGCCTGCCTTCGCTTTTCATGAGCAGAGGTCATCGAGCCGAGAAGTAGCAGAACAAAACGGGCTCGGGCCGATTAAGCCCAAGCCCGATGGCCAGCGAGCAGAACGCGTTAGATGCCGTACTGATACATGATCGTTGTGGGCCGATAGAGCTTCACAATGCCGGTGTTGGCAATGTAGGTTGCCACGAATGCGCCATCCTGAAGGCTCAGCGGTCCGCCCATCCGCTGAATGTCCTGGAGGATGCCGAAGTTCAGGAAATCATCATTGAACGTGTAGCTGGTTAACTGAGCCGTCGATCCTGTCCCAATCGTCTCTGCCCAGTAGGGAATCGGCACAATCTCCGGTGTTTTGCCGTTGATGGCCAAACCCCAGTAGTTCGCCTTGATGTATTCGAGCACGTTGGCGAAGGCCGGAATGGTCGTTGCCGGTCCGCCTGATGATCCGGTAGTCGGCAGCGTCATCGGTTGGAGGAGGTATTGCCAGCGCGTCGCCGGCACAAGGAAGCGACCGGGAACCGAATCCAGCGCATAGCCAGAGTTGGCCCAGGTCGTCTTGGCCGCATATTGGAAATCGTTGAAAATGTCGAGAGGCGTCTTGGCCGACCAGAGATAGTTTCCGCCAGCCGCGCCGGCCTGGATTTGCTGATTCACCACGCCCGTGAGATTCTGATTCAGAAGGCCCTGATTGGCTTGCTCGCCCAGATAGACCCTCATGTCGAGCGTCTTGTTCCAGTCCGTCCGCACGCCCTTGTCCAGAATGTCATTCGGGCTCTTGTTGGCCTGCGCCAGTTTCAGAGACTCGATCAGCGGAATGCGGATGTTGACCTGATACGCATACGTGGGGTAAACGTCCTGCGTCCGGTTGTAGTTCAGCGTGCGGATGTTGTTCGAGCTGGTTCCGGTCGTGTTCGGGCTGGCCACGTTGTTCGGCGAGAACACATCCACGAACTGGGCTGTCTCGGTATCGACCCAGCCGCCGCCGTTCATCAGCGGAACATCGCGGAACCACGTATGGCCTTCGAGCGGCATGTGCAGCCGAACGTCGGGCTTGTTCAGTTCCGATTGAACGAAGATCTGGCCGGTGGAAGAGGCATCCTTTGCCCCAAGCATGTTCCAGCCGGGGCCGGCCATGCGCAACGCATAAAGACTCTTGGTATACGAGCTGACGGTCATTCCCGCCGCCCTGCATACCTCTTCGAGACTTTCCGCAACGCCCTTGCGCTTTGCGGTCAAATAGAGTTCATTCGTGTTCATCGTTGCGCTCCAGTATTACGGGATCAGACGTTCCAAAATCGTTACTTGGGCAACAATCTGCCCAGTTGCGGGATCGGTCGAGAGAATGCCTGTTGCGAACACAATCCCATTGGTCAATTCCGTGTTGCCCGAGAGTGAACTGCCTTCAATTGAGCCGACAGGACTATTCGGATAACTTCCGCTTGCGGTGGTCCGGATATAGACCGGAGCTCCGGCACCGGCAGGGGTTCCATAGGGAACCGCTACCGTGATGGTTCCGCGCACGAATCCATCCGTAGGCTGTCCGGGCAGATAGACGCCCGAGCCCATCTGTGTGCCTTCAGAGCCGGCTGGATAGTAGGTATTGGTCTTGACGTTGGCCTGCGCGAATGCAATCGGCGTGCTTCCGGTGACCGAGGAGCTATCCACGGTGATGTATTGCTTCACGGTCGAATAGGTGTTGTTTGAGTTCAGCACCAGCGCATCGCCGAAATTGGCCGAAAGCGTATCGGTCGGATTCAGCAACCGATTGGTGGTCAACGGATAATCGGACTGCGAGATGGTGCCGATCGGCCCCTGGATGAGTCCTGTTACCGGAATGATGCTTGCGGGCATGGGATTGCTCCTTTAGTTCGTTGGCGTTAGCCGCGACGATTCGCTGCGCGACGATCCTGGTACTCATTCCACGCCTTGAGGCCATCGGCGTGCGATTTCCCGTTGAAGAACTGGAACATTGGGATTTCCGGCTCATTGTCACCCATGCCATCGGCGCTGGTGATGTGAGTCAGAAGCGCGAAGGGATTGGTGGCGCTATCTTTCGCGCCAGCTTTGACTTCGCGGATTCCCTTGCACAGAGAGTTGAGCGCGTCCTTTGCAGCCCTGTCGCCGTACTTGGCGATCACGGGCTTCAGGGTGAGCAGATGTTTCGCGGCATCGCCGGTCGAGAATTCGGACTTGGAATGCTCATTGGTGGGCAGGATCACGGCACTTTCGTCCTTCGCCGCTTCCTTCTTTTCTTCCTTGTCGTCCTTTTTCTCTTCCTCTTCGAGCTTGTCGGCGTCCGTCATTTCGTCCTCGCCGAACTCCTCTTTGGCATCCTTGCCGCCCTTTTTGGAGTCCCGCGCATCCATGCAGTCATCGCACATGCACTTCGCAGGATGCTCGGCCGCGTCACGAGCGGCCTTGCGCTTCTTGTCCTTGGCTTCGCGTTCCTTTTCTTCGCGCTCAGCCTCGGCTTCGGATTCTTCCTCGTCCTTGACGGATTTGGAGTCTTTCACGCCCGAGGTCGAAAGCTCGGCAAGCCCTTCAACTAACTCCTCCGGCTTGGCTTCTCTGGCCCACGAGCTGAATCCGAGGGCCTGAATACGTTCCATGAAGGTAGGCTTTGCCATGCTGCTTCTCCTGTCGGTTGATTCTAGCGCTTTGTCGCCAATACCATACAAACGTCCTGCTCTGCCGGTGGGCACCACAGCAACATGGTTGCCCCTGATCTCCGTCATGATAAATTTACCATGCTCATCTTTAGCCAGCACAAAGGTATAGCCGCAGGACACATCCCGCACGCCGCCCTCGATCTTCATATTCAGTTCGGGATGCTTGACCCAGAGATCGGCCACTGGCCCGATTTCGCCGTCTGCCATGCGCTCGCCGGCACGTACATTGTGAACGTGTCCGCGGCTCACCGATTCATATTCATCGAGCGCATCAATCAGGATTTGGGGATCAGCTGGATGCTCGTCAAGAACCGACTTGCCCTCGAATGATGCAAGCGCCGCCGGCGCCAGCACCTCAGACTCAGGCCGATAGACCGTTACCTGATCATCGTCGCCAATGTTCCATTCAGGCTTGTAGCCGGGATTCTTCTTGATTTCGTAGCCCAGGTAGTTCTGACTTCCGGTGCGCGCGATCGGCACATCCTTGTAGATGCGATAGCCCTCAGGCGTCTGGAACCACGTTTCCTTGTCGGGGAGCTTGCTGGCGTAGTAGGTAATCCGGCCGCGCTTTTGGTCTGCCGCCGCATCAACGCCTGTGATCTTGTGTGCGTTCCGGCTGGCGTAGAAAACAGATTCTGCCTTTTTCTTGGACGGATAGGTAGACCGCATGGCCCTCAGTATGGTCTCGCCCTTGGCTGTAAGAGGCACGAAAAGAGCATAGCACATCCCTAAATTCGTATTCCTATGCGCAAGTCAAGAGGGGAATTTCAAAAGGAATCTAGTTAGTTAATGGGCTCGGTTGTCTAGATTGAGTTGATGAGTCGATAGCGAGGAACGTGCAATTTGACGGCCTGAGCTACTCCAGGATAGTCGCCAATGAAATCATGACCACACAGAATTCCTTCATCTCGGAGAAGTGGACGCCAGGAGAGAATGTCGCGTTCGACCGAATCAAAATCGTGACACGCATCGATAAATACAAGATCGAATTTCGCTCCTATTTCTTTCATCGCTGCGGCCGCTAAGTCTGTGGTAGTTACCAGCGGAATGACATTTGTTATTTCATGAGTATTCTCTTGAAACTCCCAAAAGATAGAACCGCGAACGCCGGTGTACATAGGACGAAGAGGATTATCCTCCCACACATCCACGCAGAACACTACACCGTCTGTGTTTTCAGCAAGAGCTAAGGTCGATCGTCCCTTCCACGATCCTAGTTCAGCTATAACAAGACTTCGTTTGGCAGCGGACGCAAGATAGATCAATTCGCATTCTTCCATCCACCCGTCTGTCGATAGTGATCTTTCTAGATTCATTCCGGCAGCTTTCCATCAAAGGGTTCGGTAAATGTCTCGTGATCTGACTCTCCTCCCCACTTAGCCTTGTAGTAAGCAGCATGAAGAGGAAATGTTATGCCGTTCAGAAACTTCAATCTCGGATCGGAATTGATCGTCTGGCTGGCTGCGTGCGTCACTCCCTGACCTGCTTCGATAACCTTGAAACCGGCTAACTTGAGGCGGCGATAGTAGTCGATGTCTGCAAAATACCAGGGCAGGTTATTGTCCCACAGGCCAATCTCATCCACGATCTTGAGATTGAAGCACGCGAATACATCGTAGAGCGTGAAGATGATGCCCCAGTTATCCATCGCATTCCGTGCGATGAGTAGAACTTTCTGAGCGAAGCCTTTGTGGACTTCGCCATCGTTGTGCAGAAAGAAAGCATACTTACAGCCTCGCGCACGTGAATGTGACAGGATGAGATTCATGGTTTGGAAGAAAAGCAATGGAACCTGCGGCCTGATGATCTCGGCCTTCCAATTAGATTGAGGCAATCCGTCCGGAGAGTTATCAATGATCGTGATATGTGGCTGTAACTCTTGGACAGAATCAAGCGCCTTGCGCAGTAAGTCGGGTCGATTGACATATGGAATGTAGAGCCGGTAATCGGATTCAGAGATAAATTTTTCATCACTCATAAAACATCCCTCCATGTCTTTCTTTTGATCGCGCTCATCATGGCCGGTTTTGAAACTCCGTATTTCTTGGCAAGTCTATGAAATCCAAGTTTTCTGGGGATATATTCGATGCGTGCTTGACGCACGATTTCATCGGTTAGTTTTGCATCTGGCTGTCTTATTCCAATCAATCCTCTGCCTTTCTTCGCTCGGTCTGCATTATTGTCAGCCGAGCTTCCTTCCCAAATGTGCCTCGGGTTCACACAGCGAGGGGTGTCGCAAGAGTGGAGTCCGCAAGGCGTTGGCCAATGGCCATTTGCCAATAAAAACGCAACTCGATGTGCTCCGTAAGTAATCCTCTTGCCACCAGGACGAACCCGACCATAGCCATCTTTATCAACCTGAAAGGGCCATAAAAGGCACTTATCTGATTGATGTTCTTCTATCTTCTTGACCAACCACAGATAGCGTTTGTTTTTCCTTTGCAATTCCCGCCTCCAGCCATGCTCGAAATCTGGGCCATAATTGAGGCCATTCTAAATGCTTGGGGAGGGAGGCGTATACCCCTTTTACCCTCAATGCCGCTTCTACCCATTGATCGGCTTCGTATACCGGGCGCTGGGAACCGAACGTTCCTTCGGTGCGAAATGCGACAGGCTCAATGAGCATTTCCTTGGGCATGTGCTCCGGAGCACCTCCGCAATTTCCGTGGATGCACGGCACTCCACAGGCTAGAGATTCAAAGATTGGAAAGCCGTAGCCTTCAGCCAGCCCGATCCCAAACGTCACATCGCAGGCTGAATAAGCCCACGTCATCTGCTCGTCGGTGAGCTGGCCATGCGTCACGACAGCCTGATTATTTAGGCCGTAATCGCATAAGAGCGCCGGAATCGACCAGTAGCGTTCTAGCACATCCGTATGGATCCAGATCAGCACGTCGTGATTCTTGGCAATCTGGGCCGCGGCTTTGATGGCCGTTCCGTAATCCTTGCGCGCCTGGTTTGTCGCCACAATGCCGATCACGAACTTATTGGACTCGATGGTGAAATCGGTATCGAATACGAGCCGGCCGAACTTGCGCCGCGCCTTGTCACGTCCGCGCGGGCGCCATATTTTCGGATCGATGCCGTGAGGGAGCGATTCAATCATCTTGCCGTCGCCGATCGTGCGCTCAACAATGCGCGCTGCCCATTCGCTATAGGCCAGAATGCGGTCAAATCCGCGCAATACCTCACGCAGCAGAATAGAGAGCTTGCCGTTCGGTCCTTCGGCATCGATGGCGCTGTAGGTCCACAGATCGAATGGCTTTGTGAGCAGGAACTTCTTGAGCTCAGGATTTGGGCAGTAGGGCTCAGGATGTGAAAGCCAGAGAAGACGGGATGCGTCCCAGATCACCAGCAAGATTCCATGCTGTCCTTGCGCGAATGCCCGCCAGATCAGCGGCAGATCGGGCACGGTCCAATCGGATATCTGGTCGATGCGGTGATGGAAGAACGGCGGCTCAAATGGCAGGCCGGCGCCAGGCCCGATGCAGCCCACGCGGAACACATGGGGCAAATATTTGTAAATGTTCATCGCCAATTCGCGCGTGATCCGGCCAAGTCCAGATGTCGCGCAAGGACTATCGGAGAGGATCATCAACGGAATCGGAAGCTCTGGCCAATCCTGAACGATGTGCTCAAGACCAGATTTGGCCGTTGGATCACCGGAGAGCATCAGCAGCGGCGTGGGCATCAGTTCGGCCATCCGAGCCAGATCATTGAAATAAACCAGATCATCAGCATGAGAAAGACTCCCGCCGCCGCGCCCAGAATGATGAAGAAAGCCCACGCCAACCACTTCATTTCTCCGCCTCTTTCAGCACATCCTCGATGATTTCGCGCAGCAGCGTGCGCAGGGGCTTATTCTTGGCCGCAGCGAGCTTGCGCGCCACTTCGAGCATGTCATCGGTGATGCGGATGACTACGGGAACGCCGATTCTACGCATGTCAGCGATCCCGCATCCCGTTGGTGTAGGTGTTGATGGTGTAGATTCCCATCATCCACAGCAAGGCAATGATTGAAGGTGCAAACAGGATGTACATGCGGATACCGTATCCCCAAGTGTATCCCCATGTCAAGTGCTATTATGCAGCAAGTTTAAGGAATTTTGCGCGGGTGACGCGCTGAATGGAGCCTCGGTAATACAATCGCGCAGGCCACTCCACCTGATCCAGGTCCACGATCACGTTCGCATCGCAGCGGCAGTTAGGCGCCCGGCCCGCATGGTAATGCCCCAGCCTGGACTTCTCGCCCACTAGAGCCTCCGGCGCCGGCGGATCGCTCCACAGCACCAGCACATGATCCATCTTGCGATGGGAGCGGCGCACGCGGGAATCTTCAGAGCTAAGCCATTCATATACAGGCAGATTGAGGTTCTTGGCCCGCGCTTCGCTGATCGATGTGGCAGCGCTTGCGACCTCAGTTCGCGCGAGCATTGCGATTCTCGAGCGCGTGATCTCCGGGAACCGCTGCCGAATATCCTTTGCTATTACCTCCGCGCGTTCCCCCCGCATCTGGCGCGTGGCAATCTGCGAGGCTACATCCTGCGCCAAATCCTGGGGAATCGACCGGATCAGCTTGGCATGATGCGCGACCAGTCCGCGCATGACAAGACCTACAGGCCCCTGCATCTCCGTGCGCAGCAGGTCAAATATGCGTTTGCCCTGGCTCGACTTGCGCGCAGCCTCACGCCAGCTATTAGCGTTCTGGACTGCCGTCTGGGTGACCATTGAACGCGCAAGCCGGTCCGAGGCTTGCATGACGCGCTCACCGCCGCCATTATTCAGGAAGGCGAAGATTGCGTCCAGGTCTGTTCCACGTGGAACAATCTTGAGCCATGACTGCATCAGCGCATTCAGGGCGCGGCGGTATTCGGTTTCGATGCGCAGTGGACGGTGGAACGGAGGCATCTTCTCGCCTTACTTTAGAACTGCTCACCATCAGAATAGCTAAATCCCCGCATTTTCTTCCATGCGCGGTAAAACCATGAATCCTTGGCGCCTTTGACTTTCTGGGATTGCACGCCTGTCTTGCCTTCGGTGAACTCTTCCGTGCCGGCGCGCGCTTCCTCGGCCTCGATTTGGAGCGGAACTTGCACATCGTCATCCGCTTCCTCGATCATCTCGTCGGTAATGTTCGTGCCGAGCTCCGTCACCTTGGATGCGGTCTGCAACTCACGCAGTGCCGTCTGGCGCCCGATAATTCCAGCATTGAAGAGTCCGGTAATGCCATCCGATTGTGTCTTGCCGAGCTCAGCCTTCTCCTTTGCCGTCATGCTGCGGATGGGGCAGAAGTTGTAATCGAGATCATCGGGAACCCGCCCCCAGGTGCTCATGCAGATAATGGGAATCAGCTTATCCATGAGCGGCCGATCCTTCTGGTTACGCTCCTGATCCGCATTATCGTAATACGCCTGCAAATCGCCTTCGTTGCTCGAATTCAGACCCGTTTGCGTCTCGCCGAATAGACGCGATACTGGATATCCGCTGGCCCCGCAGAGGCACATGATCTGCATCCGCATCACGTCCGAAAGCCCCGAAAACGAGCAGGTATGCGTGAAAAGCTCCTCATTCTCGCCGAGCACTAATAGGCCATTCGTGGTAATCGTTTCCGATACCGCCGCAACACGCTGGAGATAATCATTCAACTGCTGCTGTGTGAGGCCCACGCCTGAAAGCATCTGGGCCAGCATCGGGTTCTGCATGGCAAAGACATTGGCGCGCGAGATCAGGTCCGCAACCGCTGCCATGCCATAGTCGTAGCGATTCAGCTCATCCAGGATGCACTCGATCTCGCTCATGCCCCAGTAGGTTTCGATCTGCTTCTCGAACAACGGCAAGTCACGGCCCACAAACCGTAGGCAGCGGCTATGATGCACACGCAGATTCTGGCCGGCTTCAGTATAAACATCGTAATACACAGGCAGGCCATATTCCGATGGATTGTCTAAATCTTTGATGAGCTCGGAACTGGGGCTCATGCCGCTCCAGCGATCGACGACAATCATGCCGCGGTAGCTGTCCACGTCCACGTCCTCGAGCGCCAGCGGCTGCGCCAGATCATTGTGGCCTTTGAGAATGATGATTCCGAGTGCGCCGCCGAATAGCCGGCCCCATTTGCGGCCTTCGATGTACTTCTGGAGCGTTGCGGTATCTGCAATCACCTTGTCAAAGGCTGCAATTTCCTCGGGCGTAACCTGGCTGGTAAGTGTGGGAAATGCTTTCAGTTGATCTTGGGGTTTCGTATCCACAACTGAGCGGATGATCCAGGAGCCGCGATACATGAAAACGAGTTTCTGATAGTCGAGCGAGATGCGGAATGGAACATGCCGCCCGCCATTGGCCAGCGAAGTCGTGCCCCAACCCACGTTCGCAGCGGGATTGGAATACATATCGGCCGCGCCTCTCAGTTGCGGCGCCGGCTTGATCTTCAATTTTTCGGCGGCGCGCGCCTTGGCGAGCGAAAGCGAGTCCATGCGCTCATCTTACAATAGTGCTTGAATAGGAATACGAATCGTGATACGCTTCCATAGTAGATTAACCGACACGCCACTTCGGGATCATCTTGCTCACGCACATGCGAATCACGTCACAACTATGATCGTTTTCCTTGATTGGCTCCTCCTCTCCGCGTTTGGCTGCTTTCTCGCTCCAGGAATAGCCCTCAAGCTCCTGCCTGGTCTTGGGGTTGTTCCGCGCGTGGATCCGGTACATCCCGGCCTTGAGCGCTACCGAGACACGCCTGATACCCTCCAGCACCTCATTCTCGCCGTTCATCACCTGATAGCCGCGCTTGACGAGCTCCAGCTTGAAACTGGCTGCGCTCGGATCAGCGATGACCACGAGCCCGCGGCGTTCGCGGCCCACGAAGGCATCAAAATCATCGGCGTATTCCGAATCGGTCTTCTGGCGCCGCTTTTCCTGAGAGTCCCAGTAATACTCGCGTTCTTGCCAGAGCGTCTTGCCATCGTCGAAAATCTCCAGAAAGACACATGGGTTGATCGTTCCATAGTCCACGCCGATGTAACGAGCCGCAAAACTGGTCAGTAGGGCTTGCGGCCGATCAGCGTCCGTGTAATAGCAGGCGTTGCCCAGCACATCGCGATAGATCGCTGCCTCGGCCACAACCCATTTGCCGAGAATATAGCGTTCGTAAAACACGCCCGTATAGAGCTGCTTCTGACTTTCGATGTATTCGGTGCTGAGATTTGGGTTGTCATCCATCGTGTAGTGGCCATACGAAAGCATCCCGAGATTGCGCAGCTTTTCGTTGTCGATGAACTCTGTTTTGAGCCAATGCAACGGATTCGCAGGATTCAACGTGCCATAGAATCTAGATCCTTCAGGAGACATGCGCGTGAGCAGCATTTGAAAGAACTCTTGGGGCATCAGCTCGATTTGATCACCAATCACCACGCCCACAGTGAGCCCGCGGATGTATTTCTCGCTGCCCTCATCCTTGGCGCCCATGACGAGCCAGGAAGACTCACAAAGCCGTAGCAGCCCAGATTGATGGTTATAGGTGTAGTTTGAGGGCCCAACAAGGTTGAAAAGGTCGTTCAGCACATTGTTGAAGATGGTCTGCTTCGATACGCCTGTAATGACCCGCCAGCCATTCACCGGATAGCGACAGGCGTAGAGGGTTTTGGGGTGCAGAGCCCACGTTTTGCCGCTGCGAACGGCGCCATCGAGCAGATTGATGCGAGCATCGAGTTCGATCGGGCGATAAGCGAAGCGGCGCAACCTTTCACCATAATTCAACATCATAATGTTCTCGGTTTTCTGGGTTTACCGAGTTTAGCAAGTCGCATTTTCTGCATGGCTTATTCATCTGGCGCTTTTGGCAATGCCTCATATTGCTGACGAAATTCGGCGAGCAGTTCAGCGAGCGGATCACCTGAGACTTTCAGTTCTGTCTTATCGCGCCATTCTTCCGGTTTGCGATTCTTCAACCAGAAGATCATGGAAGTTGGATCAGGCGGCACATGCTCAACGTATTCGACTTTCACCGCTTCGCTAGCCCCAGCCGGCATGAAGATCTTCACCGCATCAAACGAATAGCCGGTTGCTCGCTCATATAGCGATCGCTCGACTTGAGCATCAGCAATCTCTTTCCCTGTTTTTAAGGCGGCTAGGAATTCCGGATATTTTGCGCGCCAGTTGCGCAGTGTTTGTAAGCTAACCCCAAATTCGTGAGATAGATCGAGATTGGTAGCACCCGCCAAGCACATTTCTTTTGTGCGCTCGACATATTCAGGCTTGTATTCGGTTGGGCGTCCAGCGGGCATGAATGAATTCTACGCCGCCTTCGCCCACTTGCCGGGGCTGATTTCTGTGAATGTGGGGATCAGTTGCGGGAATACTTCGACAATCCGCAGTTGCGCGATGCGCACGGTGGTGATGACGGCAACGGGCTGGGTCTGCGGTTTGGGCATTGCAATCACGAGACCATGATACCGCAGGTTGTCAAATTTCGTACGGCCGATTCGCAGAGGCATGATATCATATTGTCGATGGATTCGCGCAACGTTAACTACGCCAATCAGTTACGTCGTTCATTAACACACGCGGAAGAACGGCTTTATTCGGAGTTGCTGGTCGCTTTCAAGAATTCCTCGATCATAGTGGCTTGCCAGGAGCCGATAAGCTACTACATCGCAGATTTCATGCTCTACCCGCAACGCATTGCGATTGAGTGTGATGGCGGATACCATCTCACGCCCAAGGCTCAAGCCTATGATCGGCGACGCACTACCGCAATGAATCAGCTTGGGATCCGCGTTCTGCGCTTTACAAATCGACGGGTGCTTTATGAAACGACCGCAGTGATTCAAGAGATTCTAGCCGCTTGTGGACCGTTAGAGCCAAAGTCCGACGGAGGCCCGCATGTGACGATTTGTCCACCTCATCGCGCTAACGCCTCTGGCCGCAAGGCTAAGCGCAAATGGTCTGAGCTCTTGTTTTATCGGCTCCGTTAGAGGTATCTCGGTTTCCCGCGCAGCCAGTCGTAGACCCACAGGTAGGCAGCTGCAGCGAGCACGGCTAACTCAGGCAACGAAAGGACGATCAGGAGTTTCATGGCGTTCAGGCTTTCTAGGGGAAGCGCCCACGCCGCCCCGTAAGACGGCGCAAGCGTGCTCTAATGCGGCTGCATCCCAGTCCCCCTTACTACCGCGCGAGCCGCTGCGCGATGCT